CTGGAGCCGATACTGGGGGAGTGTACGACTTTGAACTTGGGACAAACGGACATGACCCCACGAATGCCAAAGTCAAACTTACCGTGACTTCTCAGGGTTACGACTCCACCGGGACATTGGGGACGCTCACGCGAACCATTATCGCGGATTACCCGAAGCGGAAGGCATATCCATTGGATATGCTGGAGGACGAAACGGATTACGGGACGGACTCCGTAACCGTGGCGGTCGCATTACAAGAGTGGATATTCGCAGACGATACCGACATTACGCTTTCCCTCGATGACTCTCTGTACATTCAGGGGGCCGTTATCAGCGCGGCGGCGAATGACTTGGCGGTCGTGAACGCCTCGGCGCAGCCCTACTCCGGGGCGCGTGTCATTGCGAACTGGGCCTGGCCGGGATTCAGCCGGATTACGACAACCAGTCTCACGGTGCGGGCAACGGCGTTCCACCGTTCGGCGGCAAACGGGAAGCCGGTAGAGGCGGTAAAATTCTGGGTTGACGATAAGCATTCCCATAGAGACAGCACACTGGTATATCGGGCAACCTCTGACACCACAAGAGGAGACGCAGTTCCGGTAACGGAGTTTGTGGGAACGCTCGATTTATCCTCTATGACCGAAGACGATTCACTTGTTGTCAACTTCATTGCTTATCCGAGAGTGGGAGATGAAGGGGCGATACTCAACACCAGTGATGGAGTGAACACTTCCCCGAGTCCGCTCTATTGCCCGCAAATATATATCTATGATGCGGATAAGAGTCTCGGTGTGGTGGCCGTGGTAGACAGCGCAACGGGCGTTGATGCCAACGGGGCCACGGTTGCCGAAGCCGATTTTAACCCTGCAAGTCCTCCAGTGACATACCTCACCATCGATGGGGCGATAGATGACGGGGCAAACATCATTTACATGAAACAAGGCTCTTATGCATGGACGGGCGGGAGCAATGCCGGAACCTCCACCTATTGGAAAGAGATTCAATTATTCCCCGGAGAGTCGCGAAATAATGTGAGAATTACCAGTCAGAGCGGAGACTATGATATAGGCCCTCTCTGTAAGGTCAAGGGCATCTATGTAAATAACGGTTCGGCATTAATGTTCGCCGATGTTACCAATCACGTTTGGGTTGATAGTTGCCGAATCAATACCACCGTGGCCTCGTTTTCCTACAACGTGGGTCAGTTCTATTTCACCAGGAACACCGTGGATGAGTTGAACGCCGGTCTCTGGCCCGCCGCGGCAACGAATACCTCTATAGCCATTGTCCGGGGCAACAACTTCGACTGGCAAACGGGAACCAATAACATCTTTGTTTACAATGTTATTGGCAATGATGTCAACCAGGTCGGAGCCACCGGGGATAATAAGGACGTTTTCGCCGGACAGGTGTGCCCGGCAGCAGATGGAAACATTTGGGCGTTCAATATCTGGCGTTCGGATGCCGCGAATGTCGCGGTGTTCTCTCAAGACTCCCATGTTCACGGCTTCGCAATGGTGCAGAACCTGTTTGAACGGTGGGACAGCGAGGCCAATATGCTGGACGTTGCCGGTTCGGTTGCCGTAGTATCCAACCAGCCGTATAACAATGCGTTGATTTGGCACAACACCTGGGTTGGTGGTTGGGCGAATATGGGATATAACGGTATTGCTGACAACGGGGTTATTCCTCCGAAATGGAGGAAATACTGGTCAATCAAAAACAACATCATCGAACAGTTATCCGTGGTAACGGATGATGAGGTTCATGGCGGCGACCCGGATTCAACCCGTATCGGCAATCATTCAATTGTTCACGGTGTGGGGCTTTCCGGGAACCTGAAACTCGACAGAATGAATTTTGAGGAAACGTATGAGCCTGAATTTTGGGGCTTGTATATCAAGGCCGGAAACGATTCAACGCCTCCCTTGTTCGTGGAAGATAATTCATTTTATGAGACGGCGACCGGCGGCGGCGATTACCGGTTGCAAGCATTATCACCGGCACAGGGTATGGCTCACGAGGTTTTGTTGCCGTTCGACATTCAGGGGCATCCACGGAGCTTGACGGAGGCGGGCGACATCGGGCCGTATGATGATTATGTGCCCGAAGGAGGAGAAGATGAAGAAGGTTCTATTATAAATACTATAAGACTTCCATTCATGGAAAATATTGATATACCATTATTTGATAAGAAGAAGTATTTATTTAGAGTCTTTAACTTTAATAGGTAACAATTTAAAAGGAGAAACAAAGTGAAAAAGAGAAAGATTGGGAATGCGACAAAGATTTTTATGACTGTTTGTTTTAGTGTACCTCTTCTTATTTGGTTGGTTGTTCATTTGGCTTTTGCAGTTCCTAGCACTCCAACCTTTGTTATGAGAGCTATAAGTTCTACGCAGATTGAAGTTACTATTACTATTGCAGATACTAGTAAAGTAGATAGTGTTAGAGTAAGCAATAGTGCTGATAGTGCATTAATTAAGTTGATAGCATATAATGATAGTACCAGAAGACCTAAGATGACTTCCTCTACGGTGTTAAAGGATACTGTTAGTAGTAAGTCTCCTGCTACTGAATATATTTGGTACTGTATTTATGATAGTTCCGGGGTTGATAGACAAGGTTGGTCCTTGGCAGCTATAGATACAGCTACCACCTATAATGTACAGTTTGAAGACCTTGTTAATAGTACATTAAAAGAGATATATGGGCTATTCTTACAAGCTACTTCATGGTTTAAGACCGGTGTAAGGGATACGGAGTTTACAATTGTTGATTCATCTGGTAGAGATAGTACGATAGTTTATGAGGTGTGGCCTTTTAATGGAATACAAGTAGTATGCTTGGAGGATAGCTCATTACTAGAGGCAGTCTGTATGGCTGGGTATGGCTCTATGGCTGTTGGAGGATCATGGTATTTTACCCCATCAGATACGCTGACAGTAACTGCTGCTGGCTACCATCTTAAGAGCTGGAGCATACCAGTTGGAGCAAAGTATTATTATGTATTATTTAGGGGTAACACAGGTGCTGGGCATGACGTAGATTTTTCAGCCTATCAGAGAAGGTATCGGTGGTAGTTTATAATGAACTTTTTATAAAGTAAAATGTTTATAATAAATAGGAGACTATCATAAATGAAGACATATACCATTAAGAGTACCACTAGTCAGTTTACTGTCGCCTTAGGTGAGAATCTGAGGGAAATAGAGACAATAGCAGGATTAAGAGCCGACGGTAGAGGGTTTGTCAAACAAGTTAGTTTGAAAGCCTTAGATAATAATGCTTATAGGGTGGAGATGCTTAATAGTGATGAGGCAGTTATTGCCAGTCATGACTTTGGGGCTAGTGATGGTAAGGTGGTTGAAATAAGTGGGACGGATTATTATTGTTATAGTCAATCAGTTGAATGGCCATTGCCTATATATGAGCATGTCTGGACACAGAAGTTTGCAATAAGGAATTTAACTAACACTCTTACTACTGGGGCTATAGAGTTAACCCTTCAAGTGGAGAAGTAAAAAATGGAGAATAATACTCCACCTGAGCATCATCTAACAGATCACGAGGAATATCTAAGGGATATTGCAGAAAAAGAGATATGCAATTCTCAAAGGTATAGATGGGTTATTACTACTCTCTGTGGAGTTCTTTTATTCGTAGTCGGAGTTACAATAAATATCGGGACCAGTACAACAAATGCTAAGCAACAAATTGCTATTAATACAAATAGATTGGAAGCATTAGAGCAAAGAATGGACAGATTTGAGGCACAACAGAATAATATGAATGCCATCTTGTTAGGGATAAAAGCTCAAACGGAGTGGATGACTGCTAATTGGCCCACCCCAGTCAAGAAAGGAAAATACGGTGAATAAGGATGGCTAATAATAATCCATATGCTAATGTTACGATGGCACAATTAGGGGACCCTACTCTTAGGAATTTACTCCTTAATGATTTGAGTAGTAAGGGGAATAAGGGTACCATGGTTGCTGACCAGAATAGTTTGATGGAAAGAGAGTTGGAGACAGCAAAGGAAGGGATAAGTGCCTTTGGAGAGGCAGAGAGAATTAAGATGCTGCCCCTTATTGAGCAAGGCATGCAGAAGAGGGGACTAGTATCTAGTGGGGATACTACTAGGCAGCAGTTAGAAAAAAGTGAAGAAGTTAGACTTAGGGAGCTTAGTACCTTTAGTGATGCACAGAAAGAAGTATTGGCCAGATACGGTGGATACGGGGAAGCTGAGAAGGACAGAGCTAGTCAGGAGTATCAGACTAAACTTAATGTACTAGGTGGATTGGAGCAGGCACAACTTGGTTCTGGTACCCAGCTTCAGATTGCTGGGATAGAACAGACCACCGCTTATGCCGGGATGAATAGTCAGGAGAAGATTGCATTTGCTAGTATGGGAAGTCAGGAGAAGATAGCAACCCTTCAGGCTCAAACCCAGAAGGAGATTGCAAAAATAGAACAAGATACAAGTCTTACTGTGGCGGATAAACAGGTTAAAATTGCCGCTGCTAAAGATGAAACTGATAAGGTTATTGCCAACATCGGGGCACAGACTTCTATTACTACAACAGGTATGACTACTCAGACCCAACTTGCTATTGCACAGAAACAAGCTGAAGCCAGCCTATCTGAATTGACACTCTCTCTTGGGGCTGATAGAGATAAGTACTTAGCCCAGATTAAGGCAGCCAAAGAACAAGGGATACTAGAAGATAGTAGGATTAGAGATATTACTACTCAGCAAATAGAGGCAGAGTTTAAGAAAACAGGTCTCCTAACAAGTGCGGATAAAGAGAAATGGTCAGCTGAAATTGACTGGGCAAAAGAAAAGGGGTTGATGGATAATCAGACGGCTAGGGACCTTGCGGCAAATCAGATAAGGGCTGACCTAGAGAAGACTGGATTAACCCTTGCGGCTGGAAAGGAACAATATTTAGCAGAGCTTAAGTGGGCTAAAGAGAAGGGTTATCTTGATAATGAGACTGCGAAAACTCTTTCTGCCAACCAAATTGCTGCTGACCTTAATAAGACTGGCCTCATGATAGATGCGGATAGGAATAAGTATACAGCTGAATTAGAGTGGGCCAAGACAAAAGGGTTAATGGATGATAAAACTGCAAGAGATATTGTTGCAGCACAAATAAAGGGAGAGTTAGAGAATACAGGGCTATTAACTAAGGCAGATGCGGCTAGGACTAAGGATGAATTGGCTTGGGCAAAAGAGAAGGGCTATCTGGATAGTCAGACTTCTAAAGATATTGTTATGGCACAGATTAAAGCTTCCTATCAAGAGACGGATTTAACAAGTGGTAGAAGTCTACAAGCAGTGAAGGACCAATTACAGAATGCCAAAGACATGCAGTTGATAGATAATCGGGCTAAGCTAGATTTGCAGAAAGATTACTTATTAGAACAAGCCAGACAGTTTGATGTAAAAGATGAACATGATATGGACTTGGCTTGGGCTTCTCATGGGGAGGCAATTAGACAGTTTGATTTGACTAATAAACAGAATTATGACATAGCCTTAGAAACATTAAAACTAAATAGGCAAAGCATTACAGATAATGAGCTAGGGAATAGGATGAATCTTATAACTACTGTTATGAGTAATCCTTTGATAGCAAACCTTTTTACTGACGAAAATGGTAATGGACCCATGGAGGAGTTTGCTGACATTGTTTATGACATGCTAGCCACTGATGAGGTAGTAACTGATGATGCATTAGAAAGTGGGGACCCAATTGTAACAGCTGAAACAATAGCTAATGATGTGTATAAGAAAATGGCTGAAATCCTTAGAAAGAAGGGAAACAATGCCTGATTATAATCCCTTTGCAAGTGATGAAGGTTATGAGATGCCAAAAAAAGAGATAGCATCAGCAGGGGTGGCTAGTCTAATGACTGGAAATCCCCTACCTATTGTGCTTACCTTATTTGGGTCAGTTCTACAAAGTATGACCTATAAGAGACCTAGCCTTCAACTTAGCCCAGAGCAACAAAATTATGAAAGCCTAGTAAATAGGTATAGAAAAATAAGTGCTAGACGAGACGCAGCGGCATCTATTGCCAGTGCTTTCAGTGGTAAACCTAAAGAATCCTTCTATGGGAGAGACGGATTTAAAGCTAGGTACACTCCAGAAGTTGTGGCTGGAGTTAATGAAGAAGGTAAAAAAGATTATACCGTCGCCAAGGGGAAGGAAGTTCTAAGCAAGGTTGGCTGGAATCCTAAGAAGTTCATCCAAAGTAAGGTTGAACAAGGTAAGGCTAAAGAAAAAATTAATTATGGGAAGGAGGAATAGAGATGCCAGCTACTTTTAGAGCCTTCCTTGCAGGGGTGGGAGCAGCAATGCCGAAGATTATAGATATTTTGGAAGAAACAGAAAGGATGAAGCTACAAGAGAGGCAGGTTGCAGTACAAGAGAGTTATGCAAAAGAGGCGAAGAGAAGCAATGATTTGCAGGAAAACATTTATGAGAATGTAACCAAGCCTGGAATGGATGCAAATATTGAGAGTACAAAATTACATGACAATCTTGCTAGGGAACAGGCAGAGATAGATAGGAGAATCAGTAGGGCTACGGCTACCATACAGGAGAGTGTGGCTAAATATAGTGATGCTAGAACTAAGAAGGAAGTCGATTTATTGGATGCACAAATAAAGAAGGCCTCCGCTGATTTAACACTAGCTTATGCTCAGGCGGGTAACATAAAGGCACAGACACAAAAGATTGGGATGGAGATGGGATTGGCTGGGGTTGAATTCAAGTATAAGATGGCAGGGATTATGAGTTCAGCCATGAATGATGAGAAGGCCAAAGAGTTTATGACCAAAGAGTTTGGAAGTCAAACAGAGATGTTGAAGTATCTTATGGATAATGGAAGTAAGTTTAGTCCAGAGTTCAGCATGCATGCGTCAGGACTTATTGGTGATATAACCCAGATGATGAAGGAAAACCTTGGAGTAGAAGCACAGATTATTATGAACAGTGATAGTCCTAAGAAAGGAGATAAGAATTTAAATGCTTGGAGAGAAACCTATCTTGGGACGGTGGTAAAAATTATGGATATCCAAGCACCGGGGAGTAGCGAAGCGTTATTGAATCTCTATGGGTTTACAGGGAAAACTACTGAGCCTGAACCTGAAAAGCCTAAGACTCCAGGTATGGGATTGAGTATGGATGATGTTAGAGACAGTTCTAGAAAGCACAGTTCTTTGTTTATAAAACCCAGTCTTGCTGTAGCTGGAGTAGCAGGGAGATTCCTTAAATGAACCTAAACCCATTTAATAAGGAACAAGAATCCAATGGGTTGGTACCATTTAATAATGGGGCTCTAATAGAGTTTGGTGCTGACCCTGTTGGTGAGGCTAACTCCTTTCTAGAGGATGTAACGGTTTTTGGTGGCACAGTTTTAGAGAGTGGAATCGACAGTCTGTCGTTCGGCTTATTTAAGCCTGACATAATTGATGAGGCTCAGGAAAAACGTAATCCAATAGCAAGTACTGGTGGGAAGATATTAGGTGGGGCAGCAGGGTTTATTGGTAGCCTTAGTATGACTGGTGGATTATTAAAGTCCATTCCGGTTACTTCTAAGTTAATGGGGGCTACATACAATCTTGCGAGGAGTACAGAAAAGGGTGCGAGACTTTTCGGTGGTGCGGCTGAAGTAGGTGGGATGGGTGTAGCAAGGGATATGATTGCAGAATTTATAGACATAGCCAAAACTAAGGATATTAACATAGTTGAGAGAGCTAAGAACGTTGCTGAGAACGGAATTATGTTTGCAGCATTCGGAGGACTTGGGGCGTTAGCCAGGTATCAGCCGTTAACTGTGCAGGCTCTTATAAGTGGTGCAGCAGCAGGAACGGTAAGTGCAGGTTTTAGTATGATGGGTGATAATCCTATTGATAAGAAGCAGATTGCAACAGAGATGCTTACTGCTGCAGCCTTTGAGTTCCTCCACCTAAGGGAAGTTAAACCGGGGGTCAAGGGGGATGTTGTAAAGGGTTTATATAACCTGGTGCAGAACACCAAACTTAAGACTCCCAAAGACATTAGGGCTGAGATAAAGAGGTTATACCCTGAGTTTGGTGAGTTCGAAGAGGGGTTGGTAAACACCGTTGTTGGAATAAAAGCCTTTAGTGCCGAGGAAAAATTTATTAGCAAATCTAATTATAAGAAGAAAACTCTTTTTGAATTAGAACAAAAAGGGGCAACTCCTGAGGAATTAGCTATCCTTAAGAAGGACCAACCTTATTGGACTAAAAGTTACAAAGAGTTTCTGAATGATAGTGAAGGATTGGTATCAAAAAGTAAGAGTCTCTTCATGAGTAAGAGACTCTCAGGAATGGAGACTGCCCTTTACAAGGAGCTAGAGGGTGTTATTAATATGTATGGCTTAAAAAGTGCTGACTTCGGAACTAGGAAGAAAGGCACAGTAGTGCAGGAAGGTAATAAGTATAACGCCCTAGATGATAATGGTAAAGTAATAGGGACTTATGACACCTTTATGAAGGCCCAAACAAAAGCTCATAAGGTAAAGGGGGAGAAGACAGAAACTAATCAGTTGACCGAAACCATGGGGAACTTCATAAAGTGGGTAGCCTCTAAGGAAGGGGTTAGCATAAAAGAAGGGGATGATACCTTTAAACTACTTACCAATAAGGAATTTCTTTACCACGTTTATTCAGGTATAAAGGAGAGTAAGAGACAGTTATTAGTTACATACAAGAATGCGGGATTAGATGCGAAGGTTCCTGGGCCATTAGAGAGAGTAACCAGTTTCTTAGAATACATACATGTTATGGACATTGCTAATATTTTACAGCCTATAATTCGTAACAACATGAATATGGATGTGGAGAAAAGAGAATGGTTAACATTATTGGGAGGGCTGGAAAAGGAATGGGCCAAACGTCATGGGGTGACACCTTGGATGGAGGCTAAGGCAGCTATAAAGAATCAAGACCTACAGACTTACAAACAACTTATGAAGGATTTACAGACTAAGGGCTTCGATCCTGATAAGGCATACAGTTCTCAGTGGGATAGGGATGTTTATAAGCTCCTTAAGGAGATTCATAGTGTTGGGTTGGAACGTACTAATCAGTACCTAAGGTTATGGGGTGAGAAAGAGATAGAGAACCTGCCAGATTATATGAGACGAGTCTATAGGTTAAGACCAAAAAATGTGGAAGAGGCAGTAAGTAAGCAGCGTCAAAAAGGTGAGCCGTGGCAAGTACCTAAAGATGAAAGAATGGGGTATAGATCACCTAGAGTGGATAAAGGTATTCCGAAGAGTTATAAAACCGGAACGTTTAAGGAAAGAAGTGTAAGTGATGCTGAGTGGGACCAATTGGATGACGCTTACAAAGTTTTGAATCCCTTTGCTTTAACCAGAGACTATATTGCAAATGACCTTAAGACTCTCTATCTTGAGCAGCCTGCTAAAATGGTTAGCTTCCGCCTGAATAAGATGAAAGGAGAGATGGACAGTGCTACCTTTGACTGGATAGACAAAACTGTTAATAGGGTCTTTTATGGGGATAAGAGCTTTGATAAGCAACTCTCATCCTGGATGGAACGTGGACCTATAGGGGATGTTATTAAGAAGGTTAGCCATAAGCTCCTGAACAGGGAGTTTAGCTCTGTCCCAATGGCGGATATTAGCTCATTTTATGGGCAGATGATGAATAGGGCGGCGATAAGTTTCCGGGTTGACATGGGTATTAGAAATACCTTCCAGGTTGTGAATGACCTAAGCATGGCTATGTTCAGTAGTGTTTACAAAACAATGGGGGATACACCGAAATGGGTGGATGACTTAGTAAAGGAGCAGTATTTCTATAAGAGGGCTATCCATGGGATAGAGGGCATCGGGGATCAGGAGGCTCTCATAGATAAGATAGGTGGCTACCCTATGCAACGAACACATAAGGGGTTAGTCACCAATAGTATTAAGATGGCCATTTATGATGCAGATGAATTAATAATGAACCCCAAATATTGGAAACACGGTTGGGCTTCTAAGGAGAGAATGGCAGGTAAAAGGCCTGAGAATGGTGAGAGGTACTTCCCTTCTGAGAAGAAACTAGTAGAATTGGAGGCTAATCATAGACCTTTATCTAACCAGTATGACTACACCCAGCCAGGGTTTAGCCCGTTACATCAGACCAGCACTGGGAGATTGTTACTAAAGTTCTGGACCTGGCCTATTAATTACAGTACATCTACCTGGAGAGAGATGACCTCTAGGGCACTATTTGCTAAGCCTGGCTGGTCTAGTAAGGGTATGCCACAGGTGACTATCCCAACCAGTATGAGAATAGCACCTTTGAAACATCTCGCTTATAATATGGCTATTATAAATGCAGGTGCACTGGCTGGGTTTGACCTTACTAGTGTTGGCTGGAGTTATAGACACATCACTGAGGGGGTGAAGGACTTTAATGAGGAGGAAGGCCTTGCTAAACTAGGAGCCTTTGGGTCTGCCCTATCTACAGGGCCTATGCCCGATAGGTTCCCACCCGTATTGGATGCATTCAGCAGTCTTTATACCTTCCTAACCAGTAATGATCCATACGATAGGAAGGTAGCAGAAAGAAAGGTACTCCGCCACCTTAATCCGGGCACCTATTTACCGGGGAGTGCAGCTACTAGGAACCTTTTAAAAGGGAGGGAGAACGAAAGCTTACGGGATGCCCTATTTGGTAGTGGCATCAACAAAGAGCCGTTCACAGATAACAAGAGGAGGAAAAAAGTTATTAACTCTAACCCATTTAGTGGGAGTTACTAGTTATGAAACCAACAAGAATTATTATTCATCATTCCTTAACAGAAGATTCTAAGACTCTTAGTTGGCAAGCAATAAGGAGATACCATAAGGAAACAAACGGCTGGAAAGATATAGGCTATCACTACGGGATTGAACTTGTAAATGATGAGTATGAAATATTAACAGGCAGAATGCTTAATGTACCTGGAGCACATACGGTTGGTCAGAATCATGATAGCATTGGTGTTTGTGTAGTTGGAAATTTTGATAATAAAATTCCACCGAAAGACCAGTGGAATATGGCTGTTAAATTATGTAAGGCACTTTGTAATTTGTTAAATATTCCCGTTAGTCAGATATTTGCTCATAGGGATTTTGCTAAAAAGAGTTGCCCTGGGAAAATGTTTGACATGGACAAATTTAGACATGACGTATTTAATGAGGTGTAAAATGGCTACTAGAAAGAAATGGTATCAGGGATGGAAGACTGCGGTAGGCTCTGTATTGGTTGGTGCTGGTGCTTTTGCAGCTTCACTTCCTGGAGACTTTGTAGTTGGTACGTATAACGGAGCGCAGATAACTGCTCAGGCTGTAGCTTTAGGACTAGGGGCTGTGCTTTCTATTCTTGGCATAGGTGGGAAGATTAAAGCTAAAGGCGAGGATAGGTAAAAAGCCAACTATGTTGGCTAAACGGGGAAGGACGATACAGGCGTGATGCCATAGACTGTGTCAAATAAAAAGGGAGAGAACCGTAAGGAACTCTCCCTTAAAAATTTAGAAGTGAAAAGCATTAAGACACCATACAAAGTTACCCAGCTTCCCCCTATAGAGTTTGTACTCCACCACTGGGCACATACTTAAGTCTACCTCCTGTTCTACTGGTTCCCCCTCCTTCGGGATTTCACTCGGTGGGATTAGGGCAATCTTCATAACCCCTACAGATTGTAATGCTATCTGCGGGGGCTGGTCGTGAATCTCTAAGGGGATGATACCCCTTAATAACATATCTTGTGCAACTTGGTGGGTTCTAGCAGCTTGGGTGCAATTAAAAACAATAGTACGCATTAGTTTTTCTCCACTCTTATAATACGTGTCAGTTCTGCGTTGGCTTCGGTATGAACAGAAGTAACAGCATCGTGGATAGTTTCTTTACCTATCAAGTCTACATCTCTGTCAATTGTTACCTCTACCCGTAAGGAATTGAAGTTCCCTAGGTTTATTGTCCTACCAAGGCTTACACTCACTCTAGGTGCGCTCATAATTAGTCCTCCTCACTATAATTAAGTATCTTATCCTCAAGGGTTTCTATCTCGAACTCTACATCAAGTATATCATCTTCCAAATCTTGGATAAGATTCATATTAGAATTGGTATCAAGTAGGGCATCCATATCAGTTACAAGGGCATCCCTTTTGCTTCTCAGCTCATCCCTTTTGGCTATCATTTCTTCGTATTCATCAGACATTTTGGACTCCCCCGTTCCCGGTATAGTAAAAATAATTTCCCACCCTTTTCTGTAAGCATCATTAGATGGGTGGGTGCGTATGTTACTCATATCTCCCCCAATAAAGTAAACTTTTTACAAAATAAAAAGTTGATTCCTAAACTGTAAGTTTCCTCCATCTTTTTTCCTCAATACCCTTTTCGTAGTCATCTAAAATTAATTTGTCATCAATAATTTCCTCCTCCCTAAGATCGGGTGAAATATAATAGAAGAACGTAGTCCTACCTTCTCGGCGTTCATAAGCAACACGAGCCTGAATAAGACTCAAAACAATTAGGGTTAGTTGGTCATTAGTTGCCTGCCTATAGAACATAGAGAACCATAAGGATTTAGATATTTTTCCCCTATCACTTAGGACTTTCTCCATAAGAGACAATAACTTCATTGTTTCGCTCTTAGGAATGTTGGCAAATATCCTATTAAGGCTTATCCCACAGTCCTCGGCCAACTCAATCCCTGCCCTAATCGCATCGGAGTCGATAACATTATCTATACTGTACGGTCTTTTAGAGATGCTAAAAAGCATTGCAAACTTCAACGCATGGTCTTGTTTCCGTCCTATGAAGCCTGAAGCACACTGGATATCTGTCTCCTTGGTACCAATCTCCTCATACCATCTGTCAAATATTCTCCCTGCTTCAGGTGTGAAGTCCATACTACCTTTGAATTCACTAATTTTTTGGAGCTGCTCAACCAGGGTTTCCCTAATATATAACTCCTCATCTAAGTTGATTACCTCAGATATTCTTGAGGTTAGTCTCTTACGTTTCTCCCTGTGAACAAAGCTAATCCTACCTAGTAGGCCTTCTTCAAAAATATCCTTTGTATTAGATTGGAGCCAGCTCGGTACACCTGCACCAAGAATGTTTAGGAATACATCAGTTAGGGTACGGTCACCACTACTTAATGTTGAATCTCTTTTAAAGGCTGGACAGGTATATAGCTCTAATAATAGCTGTGTCACTCCTAGGTTCTTCATCTCCCCTGTGAAGAATCTGTTAAGCTCATCTAAGTGTAAGAATACCTTAGCCCCATTAGGTGCTTCACTCATAATTTGTAGTAAACTCTGCGGTGTTGGTTTGCCACTAATAATAAGGTAGTCATTATTATTATTGAACGCCTCCATAAAGATTCCTACCGCTATGTCCATCGGAGGGCCTTTACGGCAGATAGCACTCTCTGCGACTATAGCCGTGTAGAGGTTGCAATAAAGCTTATAGTATATCTGATCATAGTAGACCTTCCTATTAGTGGCTGCACCAAGTATGGTTAGAGCCGCCATTAGGTGGAAGTCATCAGATGATTCTTGCCACTTTACATAGTCTAAATAATTGGTAAGAAAACTCCTTTTCTGGTATTCATTCATTGGTATTATCCCATAACTTAGAGAGTCTTTCTATTGTTTTGTCCAATTCAAAAGAACGCTCATCATTTATGTCTAACAAAGCTCTGTAATGACATAAGGCTAAGAAAGCAGCCTTATCAACAGCTGGTCTTAAGAGGAATCCACTAGATACGATAGTAGTAGTACCAGAATAATAGACTGTGTAAGGATCATCCGGGCCTCCTGCAAAGTTACTACTGTTAACTGTCTTGTTGAATCTCATATTACTTCCTTCCTAAAAAGGGTTTAAGTAATATTACTAGTAGGGTCATTAAACTTAGTAGGACTGATGTTATTAGGATGCTCAATCCTCTTTGTGCCATCAGTATTATAAGGACTTCCAGCATTTTTTAAAGCCTCCTCTATAAGGGGTGGCATCATCCAATGGGCTATATCCTTAAGCATTGGATGCTCATTGGTTAGGGCATTAAAGATATCCCATCTCTTATCTACCATACTTATTCTCTAGGGAACGTCGTAATTGTTCCATTCTTTTTTCCTCTTCTTCTAACTTGGTATCCTTTGTTAATTCTTCTTCCTTGTCTGAAGCTCCAACATTATAACCTTCATCATATCCTGCATCATAACCAATCTCTTCTCCATTTACATATCCTGCATCATACTGTTCTTGTTTAATTTTATCAAATTCATCTCTTGTAATATTCATGACTTAATCTCCTTCATTTCCCCCCAGTTGGGACCGACTGCAAACTCTGCTGGGATAACAAGTGGGATGCCTTTATAATATAGTCCAGGTATTGGTTTTTCCATCTCCTCTTTTACTATGGTCATGATAGTAGAAACATTCTTTTCTTCTGCCAACCCTACTATGCTATCCTGTACTAGGTTGATAACTTTATTCTTGGTTGGGTCCATATCTGATTCTAGAAACCTTTTTAACACCCTAGGATGTGCTAGTGTCGTATGGTCTCCTATATCTGCCTGTGGTTGGAAACTGATAGCTGTTCTTACTAGCTCATCATTGATTGGACCAAATAAGAATAGTCGTCTCCCATAGGCTGACCTCCACTCTCTTTGTCCAGCATTAACGGCGTCTCTGATGTTGCAACCCCACTCATAAGTCTTAGGATATAATACACGCAACTTAGATATGAAGTACTTTGCCATTTTTACATCAAAGGGAAAGGCTGGAAAGTGCTCCCTTACTACATCCACTAATTTGTTCGGCCCAATCCAGTAGGAGGTAGAATGCTTAATGATTTTACCTAGTTGACGCATTTCTTTGGTTACTTCTTCCATTTTGAGGTCGAACAGAAGTGCTGCCGACTTCTTGTGGATATCTTTCTTATTGATGAAGTCATTTATTAGCCACTCTTCCTCTGCTCTCCATCCAACATCACGGGCTTCAGCCTGACTGGCGTCTACTTCCCATACTAGAAGTCCATCCTTACCTATCATTCTCCTAAGATTTTGAGAACCAGGGCTTTTACCGCTCGGTATTCCTTGAGCGGGTATACCGTTTTTATCAAGCGTAAGTCCGCAACTATTCCTTCCACTAATTGTACCAGAGATGTTGATACTATAGTAGAATACGCCGTTGATGTCTCTTGCTTCGATGTAGGTGGATAAATCATGCTTCCTCTTCCTTATCTCTAACATAGTTAGTAGGACGTCCTTATGTTCTGGGTACTTCCCAACAAGTTCACGAATCGCATCGTCGTCACTCGTCACGGTCTTGATTACCCCACCATCAGGGCGTTTCCTTTTACGTTCAATCTGCTTTAGGTTGAGTTCATTCCCGTGGAGGTAGACTTTACTTTTCTTAGCTTTGCCAAGTACTTTCTCAACGTAGGGTTCACCATAAAGGTAACGACAACTATCCTGACTAGAGGACGCATCAACTATACCTTCTAACCCCTTTTCTAACTCCTCAACCTTGCAGGTTGTCTCCATTCTTATCTGGCTCCTAATATCCTCCAATATAGGTAAGCCATTACACGACTGGTAGGTAGATGCCCATACTTTCTGCATCTCATGGTTGAAGAAGAAATCAGTTAGGTTGGCTGAACTTAGTTCTCTACACAAAGATTCCACGACTTCTAGGGTGACACAACTATCCTTAATACTATATTCATCCGCTTTATCCTCCTCACCTACTAGCTCAGCAAGTGTTCTATCATCCTTATAATAAGGTTCCCATGTATAAATACTGGTGAGATAATCCAGACGATGTGGTAGGTCATAGTATAAAGCCTTATGTGCTAGCATCGTATCCATAAAGATGCCCTTCATCCCTATGCCATACCTACTCATTACTGGATTATCATATAGCATGTTGTGTGCTACTTTGCCCGTACTCTCATTGGTGAGAATCTTATTAATCATGCCATAAAGACTGAGCTTTTGTTCTTCTGTGAAGCCTCTCCAATTTAGTGGTACAGTAACCCCTTTGGAAGGGTCATCACTAAAACTGATTGCAACCATTCTGGGATACAACCCCTCTATGTCGTAAGCTATTAAGCCTCCTTTAAGATTTGCTAGGCGCTCGAATTCGATTGCAAAGTCTATGTATGTTGCCCCCTTAGTAACGCACATCATCTCCCTTTTTGGTAGAACATAGTTATTCTTCCAAACCCTATAAGCCTTCTTACAATCGGAACGTAAGGTTAATATATGTGCCCAATTATTCTTCCTAATAAACCCTGCGGAGATAGTAGGTAAGACTGGGCAGTCAAAGTTATAAGAGCTCAGTACAGAGCCTCTCCACTTTAATATATGCTCCTTATCAGTTAGGACGGAGAGAGCCTTATCTCCAACAGGTATAATAACTTTCCGTGGGTAACGGTTAATATCACTGAGTAGCTCGTCAATATTATAAACACTCTTATCTCCATAATAGCTGACGTTTCCATACCTTATATCACTCTCTGGGTTGAAGCCTGCTTTCTTAAGGGCTCCTCTGATAATGTTTCCCTCTCCTCCTTGGAAGTTACTTCCGCTTTTTATATCCTCCAAGGAGGGGTGTTCCCCCACCACGTAGACCTCCGCTAGTGGGTTACCACTTGGCTTTAATGCAATCAATTAGACCTCCTTATTATTCTTACAAACAAATCCTTTTATTAAACATTCTTCACACAAATCGTAGAAAGAGCTAACTTCAAAGTTTCTAGTATGAAGGTTGTTATTTACACCTATAAAACTAATCTTAAAGTCTTTCTTAACACCGGCACGAACTCCGTTATTTATCAACTCTATTCCACAAACATCGCAATAATGTTTAATCATTATAATTATCCTCTCTTTCCATAATATTATCTTGGGCAAAATCCTCTTGCTCTGTAAGAAGACTGGGTTGGCCGTCATCTTCCTCCCTTATAATAGGTTCATCATCAGTAAAGTAATTCCTACTAAGAGTCATGGCATGTACCTTAACATAACCAAAATTCGAACAAGAATCAATGGAATTTTTAAGTGTTCCATCAACATATTCAGGCATCCCCTCATAGACAAGAACTCTAACTACTCTGACTTTCTTAATCATCTTCTTCCTCCTTTTCTTCCTCATCATCATAATAGTACTCATCCAGTTTCTCTGCTTCCTTAATAATTTTTATCATACCATCTACTTGGGACAACCTGGTATTAGTAGTGGGTCCATTTATACATATCTCCACAAGTTCAAGGGCTTCATCCCATTCAGGACGTCTAACATATACTGCTACATCCCCGGTGATTAAGACCTCACAGGATAGGTGCATCCTCTTCTGGTATACAATCTCTGCTATTTCATCATCAACATTTATGAAGGTAGTAATCTTTCTACCATTAGGTCTTAGGAACTGCGTAACGGGGAGATTAGTCATCTTCTTCCTCCTCCTCTAAGTCCTCATCCTCATCAGTGAATTCATCATCATTAGTTTCATCATCATTCATTTCACCTTCAAGTCTTTGTTCTTCCATAGCATCTAGATAATCCTGTTCCATAAGTGTCTTGTCATCCATTTCTTTTTCCTCCTTATCTTTAATTCCCTCATAATAATTGAACAGCCTAGCTTTTGCTACAATCACCACCTCGTTGTTATTATCACAACCTTTGTAGAGTCTCTCGTGCTTGGCTGCAGCCTCCAGTGTGCTGCCGCTTCCGCAGAAGGGGTCTATTACTAGCTCCCCAGGATTACTGGATAGTAAAATTAGTTGTTCCAATAAATCTACTGGCTTCTCATTAACCCCCATCTTATCCTTTCCTATAACCTTCTTTCTTGATATAACATCCCCTTCGTGGGGCAGTATGATTCCTTCCCCCTCATTGAAATCTCTCATACTATTTTTCCACATCATTAATAAGGGCTCCCAATTAAATGCAAACGCCTTTCCCTTATTAGCTGTATACCCAGGGGTTATCTTGTCCCAGATTATAGGGACTGCTCTAACACAGAACAGTTCACTATAATAGAAGAGTATATCCTTTGCTTGTAGAAACCCACAGAAGGCATATATCACACTGTTAGGGAGCATAACCCTATAGAGTTCATCTCTTATTTTTTTAATAGTCTCCATGCTTTTAGCATAATCATCTTGGAATCTGGTAAACTCATCTCTCATAATAGTCCCAGCGAACAAACTCTCCATGTTAGTCCCGTAAGGGAAGTCAGTAACAACCAAGGAGACACTCTCGCTATCTAGGGTCTGTAAGAATTCTAGGCAATCCATATTAACTATTGCACAACTTACCTCTTCTGTTGCCCTACTAGCTAGGATAGCCCTAATCTTCTGCATTTCCCTTCTTTTTAAAGTCTGCAAAGCATTAGCACGGCTGGCTTCTGCTGCTAGGGAAGGGTCATTCTGTATCGCTTCTGCTACTTTCACCGCCAGACTGATGTCAGCCACACTGGTTCCTGTTATCTTACTTGTGTCAGCAAGTCCCCAGCCTCTGACCTTCCTAGTAGCGGTTGCCCCACCACCCTGAGTGCCATACAGTTTCTGTCTGGTCTTATGAAGGGTCGCTATCTGTATGTCTCGTTCAGACCAACTTAGGTCTTTCCTGTGGAGATTCTCAATAAGCTCTACACACTGTAGTTCGTATTCATCCCAGTCAGGGCCAAGCCTAACGAATGGTACCCTCTCCATACCTAATATGGACGCTGCTGTGGTACGTCTCATCCCTGCTATCAGTACATTATTCTGGTCTATAATAACTGCATTAAGTATCCCAAATTCTTTAATACTTTCTACCATTTGATTAACATCACCTAAATCCCTCTCCATTCTATCACCAATAACTATGTCTGTGATAAGAATGGTTGGACGTCCTTGGTCGTCTAAAGGATAATCTGTTGGTAAAACTAGTTTCTCGTCTTCCATTTTTCCTCCCTTCTAACGTTATCAATTCCATCAATTAATACCCTATTAGCTAGGCTATCTAGTTCCTGATTCTCTAATCTGCTTATCCAAACAAATTTCACTACCCCCCCTTTTTCTTTCACCTCATGTATAAGGTCTTGTATCTTTCTTACGAGTCTCTTTAAGCTGATAGACTCTATCTTTAGTCCTCTCGTAACATGTTTAATCATCATCATAGAGTCGGTCTTAACCGTTATGCCAGTAAATCCTAACCTTAGGCTCTCCTTTAACCCCGCTACCACCGCCATATATTCTGCATAATTATTAGATTGTTCCCCTAATCTCCCACCACCACCGGTAATAACAATGCCTTCTAAGTCTTTTATGATGAAGGCAAATGCTGCTGGCCCAGGGTTATCCTTACTAACCCCATCTGTTTGGAGTATAATCATTTTAGCTCCTTCTTATTATTTATCACAGCTACTAGGTTGCCCTTCTTATCTAGAAGAATATCATTTATTCTTATCAATCTCCTCCAGCTTTTGTCCTTAACAATATACCAACTACCATCTCTGTGCTGAAAAGGTTTGGATGTATCTACTTCGTTCTTTACTACATAACACTTATCAGGTCTAATCATTTTATTTCTCCTCTCCTTCTGGAAACCTCTCCATAACTTCTACCCTTACCAGTATGGTTTTAGGAATACAATTAAAACACCCCCTTAGGGTTTTCTGCTTAAACTGTATACATCCCACCTTTCTACTATTCCTATCCTTGTTTTGGCTCTCATAAATTACATAAGGATAAAGAAGTTTACTCCTATACTCTAATACCTCTGTTATTATTTGCATTCCCTTTCATCCCCCCAGTATATAAAGTGTCCCCTTTCTAACAGACTATCAATACATGCGTGAACACTTTCTGTTTCTGCTCTACTTATTCTTATCTCCTCTATTATTCTTGCTTCGCTTTGTTTTACCAAACTCTGGTCTCCTATTAACTTCAACAAAGCTAATAAACACATCAATAATGCCAGCCCTGCAATATCTACACGATTAACCATAGGAGTGTCCCCAATTGGAAAGGGTTAAAGTTCTTTTCCATGACGCGTTAGCGTCATACTTTTTACAAAGTAAAATGTTTACCACTAATAGCCTCATATTCTTCCTTATTATGGATACTAACAATTGTTATGCCTTCAAAAATTGTGGTCGCCTTAGCAATAAAGTCTCCCCCATAAAATGGTGTCCAAGTTACCTTACCAAAGAAGGAGGCATCCTTAACCTGTAACGTTTTCCCATAATTACTATATCCCAAAATAACATAGCCATGCTTTTTATTAAATTTCTCAATAAAAGCATAGGCTGTATTAAAGGCTTCCATAACTTTCTTGAGGTCATCTTCCATTTTAGTAACCTTTCTTATTATTATAGGGGGGATGATTAGTCCCCCCATTAATGTTGTTAGTTAGATACTTTTAGCGTTTGTCTTCTCTTCGAAGTCATTAAACCCTGTCTCCTCCCCAGTTTCTCTGTTAACATTAGGGACAAGAGCTTGTATGAACCTACACCCAACGAAACTATCCAGATACTTACTACGCCCATCCTTTCCAAGTATCTGTCCAGGGTTGGAGGTAAATCTTTTCGGGGTGACAATCTTGGCAAAGTCCATAAAGAACTTGAAGCCCATACCAGTAAGAGGATAAGGACGGGATTGTACCTTCCTCCCGTTATTCTCCACATTACTATCGTTGACAATCTTACACTTAAACTTAACCAACGGGGAGCCAGGCTTCTTAGAATCTGGCCCACTTTTGAAGACCTGATAATCGTCAATCTCCAGCATGTACTCACCTTTAGGAACAGGTTTCATCTTCAAATCTTCGTACGCCTGTTCCATGTCATCGCACTCAATTACATCAAACTCATCGTCAAGGGGGGTAGCATTATTAGTTGTGGTAACTTCCTCAAAGGTTTCGTCTTTCTTACTCATTTTAATAGTCTCCATTTAGGCGTGTTAGATAGAATAGTACGCTTCAATTTGCTTCTTAACTTCTTCATAAGATTCAATAACGCACATGGCATCTCTGAAGTGCTTAAAATAGATAAGACAATTTGCTCCTTTCACTGCTTCCTTAGTCTTTAAACTTGCTTCCTCAATAATAACAATCTCCTCTACTGTTATAGAAGATTTCACAGGTTCTTCTTGTCCATCAATAATGGTTGTAACTTCAATCATACCAAACTCCTTTCTTTTGTTACTTGATTTTGGTGGCATCCCACCGAGTTAACTTTCTCCCTGTTCTTTCCTGATACAACTTTACTGCTGTCTTTACATCGGGTACCTCCTCCCATTTGGTTGATAGAATCAAGTCAAAGTGATTAGGAACTACGTAGGGCAAATCCTTTATAGCTGTATTGCATTGATAGATACCACTGGGTCTAGTCTCCCAAACATACACCACTTCATCCCCGCCGCCTTTATTAGTTGCGTGGAAGAAATTCTGGAAGCGTCCAGCAAGACCTTCTGATAATTGCTTTACAGCTAGAGGCTGTATGATTGTGTTCCCTTCTACGTCTTGTCTAGCCGTCTCATGAGCAGTAAGAACTGTGTACTCGAACAACCCGAAGCATTTCAGTAAAGTTTTCCAGAACGTCCCTTTTACATAATCCTGCTTATCATAGTTCAACCTATAAGGGCTACCTCCCAAAGTTCTGTGTGCCTCATAAGAATAGAGCTGAAAGATACTTGTTAGACTATCTAAGAAGATCCAGTTCTGTTTGATTCTCCCTTCTTGTTTTGCTTTCAGTATCTGTTCTACGATTAATGCTTGTTTCTGTGCATCATCACTATTTACAACAAGGTCTACTATGCTAACATTATCCGGGGAAGCAGCTTTAATGTGCTCAGTTTTTCCGTCAAAATCTAAATGGATTGCACTATGATCACTTGGTATGGTCAAACTGGTGGCACTCTTCCCACCTCCAGGTCCACCAATAAGTAAGTAGGTAAACCTGCTGAGCTTCTTAGCCTCTTTGGCTGGTACAATTAGCTCATCCAGATTAATATCATTAGAAGTTGGTCCGGTGTAGGCCATTTTTTACCCCTTCTCATTTGGGAAGAACATCCCAAATTTGGCTAAGAAATAACTTTTCTTCCTCTCAATATCTTCGATTTCAGACTGTTTCTTCTCAATCTCCTTGTTGAGTTTACCAACAACTTCTGCCTTATCCAGTTCAATACTCACATCATTAGCATCTGCACAGACCTCTATATCCTTACTCTTACTGTTGATGTAAGCAAATTGTAAATCCACCCCGCTGTAGTCCTGTTTTAAATAGACTATAATAATAGTGGGGAGACTTTCAAAGTTATCAAACCCTACAATAACCCCATGATAAGAAGTATAATTATCACTATATTCTTTCTTCAAGATTTTAACCTTATCTCCTATCTTGAAGTTCTCAATCTTTTTTGCGTGTCTCAAATCAACCTCAAACTTAACCCCGTTGATTTCAATAGTTCTGATGTTCTCTTCCATTTTACAACTCCTCCTTATTAACTAGTTTCATCTCACGGTTGAACGTCCATACTTTCTTCTCATACATCATTTCTTCCAGCTCCTCCCTTATACGTGGGTCATTAGAACAGAGTGGATAAAAGATACACCCCTTATAATCACTGCAACTATTCTTATTGGTTAGATGAGATTCGGGGGTCTCCAGTAATGTGAGTATCTCTTCCCTCCTCATCCACTCCCACTCGTTAATCATCCAATCCTCGAACTCCATCTGTCTTCGGTAGAACTTATTATCTATCTTACTCTGCATGAAGAGCATATCTAGTAGGAAATGGTTAACTTTTAGGTTTAGCTTATTCCTTACTAGCCACACATAACCTAGAAACTGTGGACTTAAATTCCACCCCTGGTCCATTATTCTATTCCATGTGCTGGTTTTATAATCTATTACTACAACCTCCTTTTCTCCTATACTACTTCTTACTACCCTATCAATACTGCCACAATAATATACCTTTATCCCATCAAACTCTGTGATAGGAAAGGATAGGAACTCCTCAGCAAGTATAGTAGGATGGTTTAGGGCATACTCCTCATAGGATACCTCACTATCCTCATCGTAGTAAGCATGATATTCTGATGCTGCATTCTTCAATCTAGTATAATTTTTCTTCTCAGATTGCATGGATAGGTCATAATCTGCTATGGCTGTAAGCCCTCTGTCTAACTTCCATGGGTCTTGCCCAAAGGTTCCCCACATCCTATGTATGAACTTGTGCCACATGGTTCCGAAATAAAGGTCTACATCTGAGCCACTTGCAAGATTCTTCCCATATCTGTTGTTACATCCAACTTGACACTGTCTCCAACTTTCTAAGATACTATTATCTATGAAGTAGGCTGGTTTACCTGTGTCATCTAAGAATAAGGGTAATTTCATAAATTAGATTCCCTTCCATGTTTTGTCCATCAACTCATCCCATATCTCCTTAACAAGTTTCAGGATAATTAATATGAATACTGTAATTAGGAGCATCCATCCTATTAGTAGTGTCATCATAATAATTATTTCCTCATATCTTTTAGGGTATCATGAATCTGGTCCAACATAGCAACAACCCCAAGCAAGAATATGGTGTCAATAACAATAAAGACAATCCCTATAATGGCTACAGTAAGCATATTAGACATCCTTATTATTAGATTGGAGGAACGCTAAGAGACCCTTCTTATAATTGTCGTCGTCAACACTTTTTTGGATTGCCTTAATCCTACCACTCTTACCCTTTGGTTTAGCCCCCCCAGGGCGTTCCTTAATGTTATTTAGCTCCTTTAATTTCGTCCGTAATTCATCGTTACTCATCATCTCATAGGGTATCTCACTAATGGTGCTTGGCTCAAAGGTCTTGAGCACCTTAAACCCCGGGTCACTCATCTTACAAGTGAACTCTTTTTTTTTAATACTAATAGCATTTATAATTATCTCCCCCTTTTCCCTCCTCATCTCTATTACTGTCCCAACCCCATTACGGTTCGTAAAAAATATTGTCCCCTCCTTAACCTCGAACATCCCACTAATTGTGTCACAGGAAGCGTTTGGCATCCTTAACTTAAGCCTAGTCGTAAGGTCCTGACTCACCTCATCTGATAGCATCTTTAATCTCCTCTCGTTCAGTTAAAAGACGTGTATCATATTTATTAAGTGCCCTAATAATTGCATCCCTCATAAGTTTACTGATAAACCCCCTATTGTGGGATTCCTTTAATTTTTTCAGCTTATAAATAATGCTTTCCGGTAATTGTACGGAGACTATATTCTTTCTCTCACCCTTATAACTTTTCGGAGGCTCTATCCTTACACTACTATTCTTATGTGCCAACCTTCTTTTCTTATTCCTTCTCTTAAGGGTATTCTCCCTTGCATAATCTCTCTCATCGTTGCTACTCATAATGGTGTCCTCTTTCATTGTTATCCTCCCCACTTTTAACCTCTTGTACCTCCACAGAAGGTGACGTTAATCTTTTAGAATGTTCTCTTTTAGCCAATTCTATTGCTTTGGTAATCATCTTTGTTAACTTCAATACGTTAGAAAAAACGGTCTCAACCCTTACTCCTTCCACTCCAAAAAATAAATCTGTCTCCTTTAAGGATGCTACCCTAACCCAGGTTGGCAACATCCTTCTTAGGTAAGGCTCCAGACTAGGTTCATACCTAATTAAGAATGTTGCCTTATTACTCATAACTCATCGCCTTTCTGAAATAACTAATATTCTGAATCCATTTTAGTAAAAGTAAGTATAATTAGAAAGCTCCCTTTGTAATCTTGTAATCTCTTCTAAAAGCCGCTCATTCTCCTTCTTTGCCGCATACAGTTCGGAGCGAAGCTGTTCAAACCCACCGCTAAGTACATCGCGCTGGAGTTTGAGTTCATCAATCTCCCTGTCTTTCTTTGCCAGTTCAAGTTCGTAATCAACGTTGGCAGCTTCAATAACCTTGATACGCTCCTGCATCTGGTGAATGTATTCCTTGCGAGTGTAGTTCATCTTTCACCACCTTTCTCTTTTTGGGTCATTAAATCATTAAGTAAAGCCATTACATCGGAGTCAGAAATCAAAGGAAGTAATAACTTCATTGCTACTGTGTGCCATTTATCAATCTCAGCCTTAACAGAGGCGAGTTCTGCCTTTAATGCCTGATACTTCTCTAATAGCCTGTCTTCTCTGTTTGTGATACTGTCTGGTATATTCACCTTTCACCGCCTTTCTCTTATCTAAACATTTCACTGACAATCTTCATGGCTTCCGCGAACTGTTTTCTCCTACGCTCAATTTCCTCTCTTTTCTTTGCCTTCCTTTTCTCGACATTCTCCGGAAGCCAGTATCGTCTACGTGCGGCGATTCTCCGGGCTGCCCGCTTTGCCGCTTTCTCTTTTTCCTCCCTCTCCTTATCTTCCTGCTCTTCCCAATATTTCAACGATACCCTCTTGCGCTCAATCATCACTTCTCTCCCTTCGCTTCTTCTTCGTCGAAGTCACACCTTACCTCTATCCCCGGCGTAATAGTTCTTTCATGTCTACAATCGGCGCAGCTTTCAGCGGGGATGTTCTGCCTTGCCATCGGGCAATGCACCATTGGGATTCTGTGGATTCTGATTTTCTTCATGATTTCGTCTCCTTTTTTACTCTCCAAGTCATAACAGGTGGAATCTATTTTGGCAAAGCTGACCTCAAGGGATTCCGCCTTACTCATTTCCATCCCCTGAATCAGCAGGAACCTCTCTGTTTGCCGTCCCTGAACATACGCCTGATTCCAGATTGTCGATAGAAACACGGTTTCTTGTCTCTCTGCTATTTTCCATCCTACATAATGTCCAGCGGAGAAAACAACAAAGCAAAGAATAATTATATATAATAACTTCACCTTATTAGGTATCATACCATAACTCCTTTTATCTGTTCCTTTAGGTTCTCTATCAAGTTTACTTGCTTAATAAGTTTTTTCTCCAGTAAGTTATTTATGTCCTCCTGTAAGGAGAGTTGCTCCTCAAGGGTGGCTATCTTAAGCTTAAGACTACTTACATTTGTGAGAGAGTCTAAAAACATTAATCCATCTCCTCTGTTATATCTGCCAACTCTGCTAATACATCCCCGTGACAGGCTAAAGGCTTGCACCAACAACCAAGAACTTTGCCCTTTAGTTCTAGTATTGAACCTAATAGTTCTCTATTCCCATAAAGATATTTTCTATACTTATTTATTACTTCTTCCCTTGTCCCGTCTTTTCCTATTGTGAAAGGATTTCCCCATTTAGACGGCCTTCCTATGTATATATCATAAGAGGCTTTTTTACAATGAACTACAGTTGTCATTTTTAAAAGTCTCCTTTTTTCTTATGCCCGATAGGGCAAACTTTTTACTTTTTAAAAAGTTCATCATACTTTAAAGGGGTTCTTAGCATTAGTAGTTAATCTAAAAGTTGTGATTAGTGTCCCTATTATGTTCTTCTCCTCCAATTTGGAGAGAAAACGTATTACAGTTTCTCTGTTTTCTCTCACCCTTACTATTACTCCCATCCCCTCTATGGACTCTGTCTCCATGTTACTCTGCCTACTTAACCAGTACGCCCAGGGGGTTTTGAACGGGAAAAGTATGTAGTTATGCTCTTTATCTGGGTCGTAATCCTTTCTGGGAGCCATATTAGCCAAGTTTACCTCTCTTAGGGTTGACCTCCATATAAAGGAAAAGATACTATTTTTAAGGTTCTTATCCATTTTTATTGTCCTTTCCTAATTTATCAAGCCACACCAAAGGAACTTTACTAAATCCAATTAGTTTCATTAATTTGTTTAAGTGAGTTTCATAATAGAATCGTTCATAAAATGTATCCTCTATCTCATTTGAGAATATATACTCAAATATGGCATGTCCTAACCCTGTTAAAATATCCTCAATTGGATATTCCTTAATTAGTTTTAAAAAAATATCTTTTGGTAACATTTTATTTATTCCCTTCATTATAATAGGGTTTCTTAACAAACTTTACCCCTTCCAATAATATCCACTTCCCATCTGTTTTCTTTTCTATTCCTTCTGTTATTATAACTTTTATTATCCTCTTAAGATCGGATGGTAACACCTCATGGGTTAGACTAAACCTAATTGAGAGGGTTGTTTTCATTTTATTACCTCATAAGGGGGCTAACCTTATTATTAACCCCCTTTAATGTTGTTAGCATTACGCTTTGTAACTGTTAGTTATCTTGGGAAAGGTTAATTTTGTCAGAAAGTATTAGGATGTTCCCTTCTTTCCTTATCACCCTATTACCTTTGTCAGTAAGAATGTTGACCAACCTGGTATAGCTTTTCTTCTCATTAGTGGAGAGTCTTTCATAGTTGGTAACTGTCCTAATAGTAATCATCTTCTTCCCTTTCTCTTTTTTCTTGCCTTTTTAATTGCCTTCATATCGAAGGAGTTTTTACTAATGGTGGGAATTTTACAAATCGGAGCTTCTGCCAAAGATAAGCAATACAAAGCAATTGGGTAGAATAAGCTTGTTTTCATTAAAATTAGTTCTCCTTATCAATATCTTTTTGCTGACCTCTTTGTTGTGTGTACATGGAAACCTGCAGGATAGTAAGAACCAAAATCATCCATAATGGGTTCCTCATTAATATCCGTGTTCAACCCAATATGGAATTCGTGTCCATTAAAACAGCCCCCAAAAAGCTTGTTGTTTTCAAAAAGAAAGACCTTCCATACTGTTAGTGGGGTCTTATTAATATAACTTTTCTTAGCCTTTGTTAAGCACATGTTAGAAATCCTCATCTTTCTTATAAAAGGGTGTCATAGAAAGGGTTGGCGTAGCTAATAACTTTTAGCACATAAACAATTGTTGCTTCTCCCTCTTCACAGGCCATCTTAGCAGAGTCGTTCGCTTCTTTTTCTGTCTCATACCAGTTAAGACAATCCTTCCCTTCGGAATCGCTAACAAAGACAAGAAACGGGTGAGTCGGTTGCATCTTGGTTCTCCTTGTTATTAATAGTTAGGCCCAGCTCCAATAAGCTCTCTTCATCCCAGGATTCTGGACAATAGTTTTCTACCTTAAAAGCGTAGTCTACCGCTTCCTTTATGGTATCCTCATAGTGACATACAACCTCATGGTAGGTGCCAAAATCATGGGGGAATGCCTTAATACTGAGTCTTGCTCCAAATGGTTCGTCCCCAAATAATCTTCTGAGTTGCTTTATGAAGGCTTTCATCTCTTTTCTGGACTGTTCATAGTAGTTTTCACTCCCAACCTGGGCACAACTCTCAGAGGTGGGGCTACTCCCAATTTCGATGTAATCCCTACTCATCTTGGCTCTCCTTTTTTTGCATTCTTCTTATTTGTTCCATCGGAGCGGTGGAGATGAACTCCTTATTAAGGATTTCCAAAAACTCTGCGTATCTTTCATAAACTTTGGAGGGTTCCTCATTTATGACCACCACCGCGGATTGGGCAATCTTAATCATTAGTAGCTTCCTTGTTCTTGTGTTCATAATCTTTTTTGTCCTCATAAAAAGGTTATGGGAACTACTATTAGGTAGTCCCCATTGTTAGTTGCTACAAGCAATTCACTTTTAGTGTTATTTGTTACCATAACAACCGGTGTTTCTTAACAATCGGGCCATGCACCTTATTAGTGTTGTACTCCCTATTAAGGATGCTGTTCGTAAAGTAGTATGCGTCATACCTTGTTATCATCCGTAAACCGTGGGCGTGTGTCAAGGTTTTGTGCTTAGTCATTTTTACTTCTCCTTATTATTAGAATACCCAACCAATGTATACCAACCCCAGATCGAGCATACCACATTTGTATCCACTGTATAATGAGAAGTTTCTATTCTTTTTGCACAGCACCCCACAGAAGAGCCAACCACCTCTGAGCTTAATCTTCATTTTTCTCACCCCTTATTCTTGTAGAGTTCATCCTTTAGTCTGAGCATCTCGTTACAGCTGTGAATCATAGTGACGGCGTTCTGGTAACTTAGTCTGAGTTCTGTTATCATGGCTTTCTGATTATCCAAACACTTAAGAAGTGTTTGTCTTTCTTCTACTATGCGGATAACTTCCTTTAAGGCTGCCTTCTGCTCTGCGTCCCATTGTAATAAGGTTGCTACACTTAAAAAGGTGTCACACACTTTTTTGATACTCTCTTCTGTGATGGGCTTGTTCATTTTGGGGAACCTCTTGATTAGGGTTTTAGGAAGGTTCTTTTCCTATGGCCGATAGGCCATAACTTTTTACAAAGTGAAAAGTTTATTATGGTACAAAGTAGCTAAAAAGTTTTTCCCTATATAAGGTATATTATCATTAGATAGGTGTTTTCTATTTTTGTCTTTTCCATGTTTGCGGAGCAAACATTTTAGGAGTAAAAAGTATTTTTTTCCTAAATGCGGAGCATTTATAATACAAATATACACAATTCTGTGGAAAAAGCAAGAAAAAATGTATTATTTTTTCATGGGTAAAATGTTTAAGGGCAATGACTTAAGTATTTATATTGATACGAAAGGAATAGAACTAATAAAAATCTGTTTGTTTTTCTAAAATGTTGCGGAGCAACATATTCAAAGATAGGTAGTATTTGGGAAAAATGTGTATTATCTTTAACTCCATGTGCCGCAGGCACATAGGGGAAAATAAGGGGAAATTGTAATAAATAGCAAAAATTTTATGTCTATAAGTATATGTCGCGGAGCGACATACATCATTCCTGGCTTGAATGATGGAAGTGTATGTGTAACAATAAGATAGAAAAATCAGGGGTTAGGTTCATTCAGGGAGTGATATTTGGAGAGAATTTTTTAGCGATAATTTATGCTAGTAAATTAGGAGTATTTGTTGTATGTTTTTTCTCTTTTATATTTATATATATAATAAATATATAATATTATTAAAAGGGAGGGACACAACAACTTACAAGATAGAAACTATAGACTATAACTCTCACTACTAAAACTTTCTCGCGAGAATGAAACTATTATTTGAATATCCCACGGAGTCTTTTCTCCGTGTCAACCTTGCCCTTGAAAAATGAAAGTCATTATGCCGCATGTAGTTACAAAAAACAGGGCTTGAATGATGGAAGATATTGTGTTGCATAGACTTAGGGGAGGCCATTTTTTGAGTTTTATTACATTTTTTGGTGACTTGTATGTAAGTGTATGGGAGATATAGGGTTATAAATAATACAAATTTTTATGTTGTTTACCTTAGTGTATAGGGTATTTTTGTGAACAAAAAGGAAGTACTTTCTTTTACAGGTTTCGTAAGAAACCTTTTTTTCTCTAATTCCTTAAATTGTGGGAAGCAACATAGTATTATTAAGATATACACTGTGACCAAAATGGACAAAGTATTCATTACTATAGAGGTATAGTTTATTAGTGTATTATAACAACATTCCAAAAAACTAATATATATCCTGGCCTTCCTATAGTTTCCATAGTTAAGAGTTACTTGTCACCATTCTATAGACTCCCTAAATAAAAGAGTCTTTTTTTATAGAAAAGTGTAAAATAATACTTGACTTTCCATAATAAAGATATTATTTTAGATAATAGTAAGGTTAAACATCGTCACCTTACTTGTTCTTTCACAACTTAATAACCATTATCAAGCCAGTCAGACTGGCAAGGAGCTTACAATGGCTACCGAACAGAGCAAAGAGCAATTCACCGTCAATGGTAACATCCTTACCATGAACGAAGTTACCGACACTACCCTGCTTGAGTACAAGGACAAGCTTCTTACTCTTTATCCCAATATGGAGATTAGGCCTTATACGGATAAGGACAAAAATCCGAAAATCAAGCTTGTTTTCAAAGGACAGTCAGTAGAGATTCCGGAAGAAATTGTTAAGGCTTCCCGTAAGACTATTGAGTCTATTGGTAAGAGTGTTTATACTCTTGCTCTTGATAGTTTCAAGGTGCTTGCTCGTGCTACTTTTCTTGAATCTGTCAAAGATTCTCTCGGCATTCCTAAAGGTGTCGGTGGTATCACTCCTGAAGGTCGTGGTAAGAAAAAGTACTTGGAGTATGGCGGTACTTACAATGATGCGGGCGAGCCTAATAATGATGCTGTTCTCCCGAAACACCTTTTTGGGATGGAAGTCAAGAATGTCTCTCTGGAAAGCATTATTAACTATGAGAGGACGTCTAAAAAGTAAATAGTTACTATGTAACTATCAGGGGAAGGTAAAAAGAGGATAGCCTAAAAAACTATCCTCTTTACTCTAACAGAGTCAACCGTAAAGGGGAAAAGCAATGAAGGATAAGTGATAATAAAAGGAATGGGTTAGTTTAGGCTAACCCTTTCTTTTTGGCATAATGCGATAACTAATTATCCCTTACATTCCTTCTCTCTGTCTCTGTCTCGTTTCTTTCTTCTCTCTTGTTTATCGCAGTCTTAAAAGTAACCTGTTACCATAGTCTAAGGCACTACCCGTGTTTCCCCAAGCGGCTTATTTAGGAGCTAGGACAGGGGGGAGAGATGTCGTTCTCTCCCAAAATTTCACCTAGTGAAAAGTTACATAGGATTATTGCTATTTTACTCTTGGGTAATATTGAGAAACTTGAAAAAAACACTTGACAAACCCCTTGCCAAAATGGTATATTTCTTATAAGGAGCTACGCCCCTTGAACCTTCCAGAAAATTCTACTTATTAAACTTCCCTACTTTTTTCCCTTACATAAACTAGAAGTTAAACTTTTTACTTTGTAAAGAGTTTTTTTCTTATCCTATCAAAAGGTCTATTTTATGGAAACCAACGATATTGGCCAGATAGATGATAAAGCCTATCTAGATGATCCGAGACTAAAAGAATTACGCCCTGCCCATAGGATGGTTATGATATGTTTTCTGAACGGGATGAACCAGGTTCAGACAGCAAAGTATTTGTCTGTAGGGGTTGGGATGGTATCTAAGCTGTGGAATAAGACAGAGTTTCGGACTTTATTTGAGGAGTTGGACAGAAAAAGACAAGGCTTAGCTATTAGTAAGACTGCAATTGTTAAGAAAAGAATAATGGAAGAGTCTATCAATGCTCAGGAGATTCTAATACAATTGATGAACAACGAGCAGACAGCTCCATCTATTAGGTCGTCTATAGCAATGGATATACTCAATAGGGCTGGGCACAAACCCAAGGATGAGGTAGAAATTAAACAGGCTGTCACCATGAGGGTGGCTGACATAGGTTATGACCCGAGTAAAGACCCTTTTATGCAATATACTAAGGATTATCAAAAGGATGGGGAGGAAGAATTTCTTCTTGAAGAAGCAGAGGATTTGGCTAGGTTAGAAGAAGAGCTGGAAAACGAGAATGAAGAGGACTAGGTTATGAAGTCTCTGTCTAGGGAGGAAGTATCAGAATTCTTTGACTTCCCAAAATTACACGAACACCAAAGAATTTTCGCCACCACCAGAGCAAGGTGTCCTTTAGGAATAGGTGGTTATGGTTCTGGTAAATCCCTTGGCTTAGTAATAAGAACCTTATTCCTATGTACGGATACCCCCTACTTTGGGGCGTTATCCGGGAATGTTGGCGTATTAGGCAGGTTCTCTCGTACCGATTTAGAGAACACCACTATGATGGACTTCTTCGAATTAATAGACGAACGCTGGATACAGAGTCTGAAAAACTTTAAGCTGACTCTAATAAATGGGAGTGTATTACATTTTGTCCCATTAGAAGAAAGACGACGCTTCAAGAGTATGAACCTAGGCTTTGCCGGGTTTGAGCAAGTAGAGGAGGTTCCAGAAGATGTTTGGGACGAGCTAAGTCTGGGTAGGTTAAGAAGAACTAGGACTTTAACTAATAACCCTGTCCTTTTTCATAGTGCCTTCGCTATTGCTAACGCCTGTGGTAATTGGGTCTACGATAAATGGGGGAAGAACGAAGAAAGATTAACCAATAAGTTTGAGCAAGAAAGAAAGAAGTTCGACCCTAATTATCTTACCATCCATAGTAGTGTGTATGATAATGCTGCCAACCTCCCCCCTGGGTATATAGAAAATATGGAGAGACAGTACGGTGGGAAAGGTAATAAGAAAGCTCGCCACTACATGATGGGTGAATGGGGGACTATGGAGGGCTCCACTTTTGAATGGAACCAAGACCTGGTGTTGGAGAAAGATTATTGGCCACCCACAGACTACCCTACCTACATCGGTGTGGATTATGGAGAAAGGAAACCAACAGCATTTGTTTTCATGGTTGTCTATCCAGACCCCTCCAACCCCGGGAGGAACCTATTACATGTTTATGATGAAGTATATATGGAAGCCACAAGTATTGGGGAGGTAGTAAAAGCAGTAGATGAGACATTACAGTATCACGCTGTAGTAAGGGGTAGAAGTGCGGGGCTATTATGGAATACTACAGATAGACAAAAGATACAAGGTTACTATTGTGACCCTGCCATGAGGAGACACCTTCCCAGAACTAGTGAGTCCGAACCATTAAAGACAATCATAGATGTTTTTTTAGACAGATCTGTTGAGAGAGGTTTTGAAATAATTCTCACCCCTGGGAATAATACCCTCGACCTTGGGATTGACTTACTTAATTGGCTCTTCACTAATAAGCTTAGCACCTTTAATCCTAGGTGTGTCAATGTTATTGAAGATATTAAAAATTGTGTCAATGATAAAAATGGTAAACCCAAAGATGGGCAGAAGGACCATGGGGCTGATGCCACAAGATATGCAGCGGTAGAAATAAGTAACTTGTATAAGTTCCCTGACACACCTAAGGAGCAGACCTTCATAGAGAAGGTTAGAGAGAAAATGAGTAGGAACAAAGTTAGTAATGGTAGATTCATTGAGATGGGACTAAGTATATGATGATTATGATTAGCTGGATTCTAATGTTTGGATTTGGCCTATTAGTGGGAAGTAGAATCTTTGGATTAATTCCAATGGCGAAGTTCCCAATAGAAGAGAAAATAGATGAGGTATATGGTAAGGTAGGTACTATCGTCAAGAATGTTACTGCTACTAAAAAAAATGATACCCTCTATGATAGGGTATTAAGTAATGGTTATGCAAGCTCCAAGGAGTTAGATATCCTTAAGAGGAGTACCTTAGAATGAATAGCTTAGAAAAAGTTAGGGGGACCCTATCTAAGAAGGATGAGGATAAGGTTCTTACCTATAATATTAATACTTTATACACAGAGTTCTTAAACCAAAGTAGGGACACCAGGTTATTATGGTTAGTCTGTTCTGCTTTTGCCCGTGGGATTCATTATGCAGTAATTGATAGGGACCACGAGTTACTGGTGACTCCAGCATTACCGGAGGGTAGAAAAAGAGCAAAGGTCAACAAAATAGGGAGCTGGAAGAAACAGATGGTTCCCAGGATAGCGGTGGTCCGCCCAGAATGGGATATAGAACCGTTAGGTACAACTAATGACGACCTTGTTGCTGCTCAGGCTGGGAAGGCTTTCCTAGCTGGTAATGCTGAAGAAAACAAGTGGAAGATGCAGAGATTTTTGATTGCCTCCTATTGTGCTGACTTTGGCAACTGCTTCAGTTACATAAGGGATTATAATAATAACGAGAAGATGACACCCATTGTGCAGAAGGACGAAGATGGGCAGGACCTTATAGACCCTGAGACGGGGAAAGTTAAGACTGAGTATAAAAGTGTTATCGACGTAGGACATGAGATACTCCTCCCTCACAATGTATTATGTGATAATAGCCCCGATGAGTTGGATGAAAAAACAGAGATTATTCTATCCTTTTGGAGACCCTTACATTATTTTAGAAAATACAAGAATGGGAATAAGGTTAAACCGGAACACTTCAAGCAGACAGCTAGTGCATTTGACCTATCAGCCCTTTCTTTGACGTCTAATAATTCTGGTAAACTCATGGAGGGTGCTACTGAGAAGGTTTATTTACAGAAACCAAATGGAGAGAATGAGAAAGGGCTGATAGTAATAAGCTGTGGGGATGTAGTATTGTATAAGGGTGACTGGATGTATAAGAGTTTAGAAAGTTATCCCTTAGTCCATTATAGATGGGGTCCAGCAGCTCCGGGAGAGTTCTGGAGTGACCCACCAATTAAGGACCAAATCCCAATACAGAAGGACATTAACGAGGTTGCCTCCATAATAATGGAGAACATCTCTAATATGGGACATAAGAAATGGATGAATCCAATCGGTTCTGGGGTAAGTAGTGTTGATGACCTTAGTGGGGAGGTTATTAATTATAAGCAAGGCTACGAGCCACATCAGTCCCAGGTTACTGCGTTGCCACATTATGAGGTGAACCATTTACTTGTCCTAGACAAACTATTGGAGGATATACAGAATCTGCATAGTGTATCAAAAGGAACGGGGACTCCTAATGTTAGAAGTGCTCTAGGGTTGGATAAGCTCAGTGAGGAGGATATGACCCCATTAGGGACGATAGACGCATTTTTTGAGGAATCCTATAAGGAGCTGGGGTTAAAGATTCTTAAGATAGCAGCTGAGAAAGTGTCATTACCTATGCTTGTCAAATACATAGGGGGTGGACGTAAGAGAAGGATAGAGAAATTTACTGGGGCTATGCTAGATAGTAGAGCTAGGATAAGTGTTAGGATGATAGATGAGCATCTAAGAAGAAGGGGTGAAGTAGAACAGCTTATTCTAGGTCTTGCTCAGAATGGGCTAATTGTGGATAACTTCGGCAGACCAGACCCTACCCAGGTAAGGAAGATGTTAGAATTTGCCTTACCCTCCCAAATATATAGTGAAGACGATACGCAGAGAGATATAGCATTGGAGGAGAATGACCTACTTATGGACAGTCCTAATGAGGTGGTTAATGCAAGGGAATGGGAGAACCATTTTATTCATATGAAGGTACATGAGGAGTTACTTAATAGCGCAGAAGTAAGAGGGTTACGAAAGGTAAGTCCAGAGGTAGAAGGGAGGATTGTACAACACAGAATGGAGCACCAGCAGTTGTTGTTTGCAGCCATCAGTGGTCAACCCACTAGTGAGACAGGACCCAAATCGGGGACTCAACCTCAGTAAGAGGGCACTACTATTTTTAGAGAGTAGGATAGTATGGAAATTGAAAAGGTTATTAAGGAAGTAGATGGGGGGAAGGTTGAGGTTTTTGTGGTAGATGGGGAAGAACTCTCCCCTGAGAGGCTTGTATCCTTCTTAGAGGACTTAGATAATACTAAGAAGAACACTTTAAAGGACTACCATAAGAAAACCGAAACCCTTGCTGAGGAGAAGAAAAGGCTAGCTAAGGAAAGTGACGAGCTTAACCAGAAAATGGCAGCCCTAAGCACTTCCAAAGAGGCTTTTGAGAAGGATGTGAACTGGTATAAGACCCACGATCCTTCGGAATGGGCTAGTTACCAGAGTGAATTCGCTAAGGTCAGCAAGGTTAGTGAGCCAGGTAAGGTGCAAGACCCAACAGTTGTGGCTCTCAGACAGGAGTTGGCCGAGCTTAAAGAGGCTATCTCAGGGTTAAAGGGTCAAACTGAGGCTATTAACAGCAAGTCTTTAAAAAAGGATGCTGATGAAAGTCTGGATTATGCCTTAAAACTGGCTTCTTCCTACCCATTAGTGGATGACCAATCAGTTAAGAACGCCCTATATGTGTTTTTTACTCAAAATGAACGAGTCCCAACTAAGGGAGAGATACAAAAAATAGTCTCAGCCCAGCATGAGAGAGTGGAAAAACTGGTGGGGAAGGCAAAATATACCAAACCTGCTGATCCGGTTCTCCCAAGTGGTAGCGGCGGAGGTATTCCGAGGGCTGAAGTAAGTAAGCCAGACCCAACTGTTAAACTCTCGGATACTGAGGCAGCCACCAAAGCTGGACGGGACTTCTTTAGTAAGTCTCGAACCCTTAGAGGGGCATAAAAATTATAAGGAAAGGTTAAAATGGGAGCTACAGACACCGTTATTCTTAGTGATTATAGTAATTTTATAAAGGAGTGGTACACTCCGGTTATTCAACAGGCAAGAAAGAGGAAGAATGTCTTCCTGGATGAGGCTGTAGTTAAGTTTGGAAGCGAACACGTAGCTGGGAACTACGCTTATATTCCGGTAGAATTTGATTATATGGGCTCAGTGGGTAGCCGCGGTGAGAATGGGGCTATGCCGATCCCTGATGCTGGTGATTATCAGAGAGCAAGGGTTGCTCTTAGCTATCACTTTGCTACAATGCAGCTTAGTATGCAGCTCATGAAGCAGAGTGAAGGTGATAGGGCGAGTTTTAATCCTGCGGTAGCCCAGGTAACTCAGACCACAATGAATAGCTGGCTTAGACATCTTAATAGAATGATTATGGGGGATGGGAACGCTATTCTTGCCCAGGTAGATGGAGCGGTAGCTGGACAAGTTATTACGCTCGATAACGCGTTTGGTATTGCTAATGACGGCAACGGAGATTTGTTTGTCTCCAAGAATATGAGGGTTAATTTCTTTAGTGGTACCACATTACGGTCTAGTGCTGGTGATGCTTCTGGTGTCTGCACGGTTGAGAGCTTCACTAGGGGGAGTGGCAGTACTAGTGCTACCATCACACTACCGGCTACAGATGCTATGACTGGCATCGCAGACGGGGATTACATGTACCTTGCTGGGAACAAAGCCAGTGAGGCGTCTACCAACTATGAAGCTCAGGGTCTTATGTTGCTGATAGACGATGGGACGGTAGCAGTTACATTTGAGAATCTCTCTACTACTACCTACCCGGATTGGAAGGCTTTCGTAAGGTATGGTTCCACTCCTGGAACAGCTGAGGCTTTGACCAGAGTAAGAATGAATCAGGTCTACAAGGATATCACCCAGAAAGGTGGGGGTAAACCCAATCTTATCTTCTGTGGAGTTGATACTGAAGAGACTTATGTGGAACTCTGTGATAGTATGAGCATCAGTGTTAATCCTGGGAAGGTGGATGCAGCCGGATTGTGGGAAGGTCCCACCTTTAAAGGTATCCCGATTCTTTCCGATCCTATTTATCCTGAGGGAAGAATGGAGTTTATTGACACTGAGGCGTTGTACATAGAAGAGAGCGAAGCAGCGGACTGGATTCCGGGAGACATTGGGATTCTGCAGAAAGTTGCTGGATACGCTAACTGGGTTGCGGAATACGCTTGGTTCTTTAACTTTGTACTGAAGAACAGAAGTAAGGTTGGTTCCCTAAGGGATATTAGCCGTGTAGTTTAGGGTAGAACTTTTTAAAAAGTAAAAAGTTTTTCTTATTCTTAAACCATAAAAAAGGAGTATAACTTTGGACCCTATTTATCTTCGTAGTGGTGGTATTGCCCAGGTTAGGGGTGGTGCTATAGTTCCTGCAGTAGCTGATGAATTTGGAGCTCTTAGTACTGTGGGTAAAATGCAGAGAGCTGCAATGGAAGGAAGGTTGTTTAGTATTTGTAGTCAGGCCGCAGTAGCGACGACAGCTGCTCTTGCTACTACCTGGACTGGGTTGGGTATCTGTAATCCTGCAGGCTCTAATAGGGTTGCGATAGTCCATCAGTTTAGCTACGGATTGGCTGTGGCTGGTCCCGATGATGGGGCTATTGGTCTGATGGAGTCCGATGATACAGGGTTTGCAGCGGCTTTGACTATACGTAATTGTAACTACGGTGCTGCTAATGCTTTAACTACAGGATTGTATGCCGACGACGGGGCTACTATTGCAACACCTATTCTTACCAGAATGGTTGGAGCTCTTGGTATTGGGGCTACTAACCTTGTGAATGCAACTGGACCTTTTGTGTATAACATTGATGGGGGGATTATTCTTCAGCCTGACCGTAGCCTTATGACTTACACCACTACGGCTACTACAGCAGCTCTGTTGTTCAGCTTTGTTTGGGAAGAAATAGTGTTGTAAGAAGAACCCCTAGGTATGGATAGGGATAATTCACATAAATAGGAGGGTGCCATACCACCCTCCTTTCCATAATGAAGAGCGTCTATTAATTTTAGAAAGGTAAAAAAATGAGTTACTTTAATAGACTGAAAAACTTCTACCTTACTGGTACTACATCAGCCAATACAGATGAAAGTATGAGAACTAAGAAGGAAAACCCTTGGGGAGAGGATTATATTTTTCCCTTCGGCTTCGTTCAGAAGGGTATCTACTTTCAGGCTATGCATAGAGAAGGTTTTCAGTTCAATGAGGATGAAGCCACCCAGCAAGATGATGCCTCCAGTGATATGGCTCCCACCCTTGTTAAGGCAGTAAAGGTTGGGAATACCAAAATTGTTGAGGTCCTTAACACTAGTGATGATAGACTTATTGTCAGAGGTGGTATTATAGGGAGGGGAGGCAATGTTACTTGGAACCTAATGGTTACATTGTGCGCATTTGATGTGGGAAGCATAGATATTAGTGCACTTCCTAGTGGAGAAGTGGGAATAAGCTGGTTTAATGCTAATGATAATAACGCCTACCTAGGACTGGTTACTATAGATAATGATGGCCTAGTAAAGGTTGTTAGTACTATTAGTTTAGGACAAGCAAGGGATTATGGGACTAGCCTTGCTGGGTTTAGTAAAGATAGTATAGGAGTTTGTTTTACTGACACCAATAGTGATTGTGTGATAAAATTAGTTGGTAGGGATGATACTGGGTTGACAGAAATTATTGATACCCAGATATTTGACCAGATGGGATATTATTTCAGCCTAGCCAACTATAAACCCAACCTCTTAGTGGTAGCCTACCAAGCTTCTTTAGACCCAGATGACCCGGTCTGCTCCAATACCTTCTACTCAGATGGGGTTACGATAAATGTTGGGAATAAGCAAAATCTTGCATATCACGCTTATGCGGCTACAAGTATTAATTGTATCAGCAAAGGTGATGGGACTATAGTAGTTGGGTGGATAGATAATAGTTTGGCACACATAAGAGCGGCTATTACAGATAATGGGGATAGGGATTTAGAATGGGGGGATGAAGCACATCTTTCTGCTAGCAACACTGCTTATCTTACCATGGATTATCTTACTAATAATAAGGTTGTTGCAGCTTATGAGAATACAAGCAAAAGTAATTATCTCTATGTTACTAGGATAACCATAAGTGGGAATACAGTAACAGTTGCTAGCTACTCCGATCCTGGGGTAGAAGCAGAATCTATCTACTGCAATGTTGTGGCTATGAACAGTACTGATATTCTTCTTCTTTATGCAGACGCAGGGAATAGCAACTACCTAACTGAGCAACCAGGAGTATGGAAGAACAATCTTATTGATATTAGAAGCACTACGGCTAGTATAAGCTTTGCGGGATATATCCTTAGTAAGAGAGAAGTAAGCCTGGGTAAGTTCCAGAGTAAGAAAATAACCGGGACTACACATGCAAGTGCTAACACTCAGATGGCTACACAACCCGTATTACCTTGGAACAACTGTAGGGAGGCTGTAATTTTGTTCAAGGATAAAGGATGTTATGTGTATAATAACGGGACGACTAGAAGAAAAAGTGGAGTCTCCCTAAGTGGTAGGACTATAGACATAAGGAGTACCTCCACCAGTGTTGCTTTCGAAGCCTATGTGTTACGTGTAGCTAATGATCCTATGGCCATAAGTGTGGCTCAAGCCTAATAATGAGAGGGGAAAAAAATGAGTGAAACTGGAATTTATGGGATACCCTTCAATAAGCTGGAGCCAGTCCTTTACTATGGTGCTGCAGCTCCGGTGGCTAACTATCCTTTGCTAAGAAAACCTAGTAGTGTGTTTAAGAAAGAAGACTTAGTATTACATCTAGAAGGCAGAGGGATGTATATTGAAGGAACAGATAATATCATTAAGGGGTATAATTTCCCTGTTACTGAGGCTGAACTCTGTGGGACTACAAGTACCTTAGTTAAAACAATTAGCCTTAGTGACACATTGAAGGTGGTAGTATTGTTTGATGCAACCAATTTAGTTGCATATGCATTAACAATAGCTAGTTCTGGAGTATGGGAAGCAGGGAGTGCGGTAACAGTAAATGCCGGTGCTACTACTGATGTTTCAGTCTGTAAGATTAGCTCAACTAGCTTTGCTGTTGGTTATATAGATGACGTTGGGGATGATTATGCTTGTGTAAGGATTGGGACAGTTTCTGGCACTACCATCACCATGGGGACGGAGGTAGAGTTTACGGATGCAGCCTGTACAAAGAACGTAGGTACTGCGATATGTATGCCAAGGAGTACAGTCTTAGCGTTAACTTATGTAATAGACGGGGATACATTCGGGTATACTAAGGCTGCTACTTTCTCGGCAGCAGTAATTGGGACACCAGGAACCGCGGTTGTAATGAAGGCTGCTACAGCAGTAAAATACCCTGCATCCACAAGTAATGATACTGGGGATATTACTATTGCCTACCAGGATGATACAGCCTCCAATGACCCTTTGACTGTAGTATGTGGGACAGTCTCCGCTACTGGTGTTGTGAGTATGGGGACGGCTGTAAGCTTTGCTGGCACAGCTGGAGCGGCGACATCTATTAGTATTGATAAGGTAACTACGGATGTAGTCGCAATAGGGTGGGTAGACAATAGTGTGGTCCACGCAGTTATTGCGACCATCAGTACTACTACTCCAACAAAAGGTACGGAGAAACACCTGGTTACGGCTGCTTCTAGTATACCGGAGCTTAAAGTTATTGACCATAACAAGATTGTTGTAGTCTATAAGGAGGCAACCACTAACTATGGAGCTATAATCTCTGTTGCTAGGAGCAGTACTAATGTTCTTAGTATCACTAGGACAGATTACTTTGCTCTTGCCAGTAGTGCAGCCATAAGTGTTGCGCCTTCTACTAGTAGGGAGGTAACAATTGCTTTTGCCGACGCAGGGGCTAGCTCGGTCGGTAAGGTTATTGTAGGCCAATGGGATGAGTGCCTAATAGATGTGAGGTCAAGTAATGCTAGTGAACGCTACATGGTTTGGGCTATCCCAGTTATTGGGAGGAAGAAAAGTGCTTGACAAAACTGCTAATAGGGTGAGCTATAATGATTTTGTGGAGGGGGATTTTGATATCCCCCCCAATTTTATAGCGAACAATCCCTTTATGAGAGAAATAAATAGGGTGGCTAAAGAAAAGAGTTTAACCTATTATCTTTATTTCGCACCTTCTAAGGAGAGGTTCTTCTTAACTGTTACCAACAAGCATGGGTTTAATACATTCTTCATGTGGATAGAAGAACCCGATGGGAGCTTTCGACCAGTAGATAACAGAACCGTTATTCATGTCAAACAAACTCTGGAGTATTTCCAGAACAGTAGACTCTTCTACAAGAAGTTACGGGAAAAAAGGGAAGAGGTTAAGAACAATAAGGATAAAAAAGAACTAGAGGAATTCAATTATATTTGCTGCAACAGTAAGAGGTTGTTCCAAAGAGTAGGACGTGCCCTAGGGTATAATAGTGGCAAAACTAACTTGCCGAGGTAATTTATGCTATACCAATTAAGTGATTTAATAAATAGAGTTAGGGACCATATTGGTGAGAATCGTTCTCATGGTAATACGGATATTAATAAGATTCTTGACCATATTAATGAGGCCAGTAATAAGGTGGCTTCTAAAATGATGGGAATCAGAAAGGATTCTCTCTTAACCTATTTGGATGTAAGCCTAACTGGGGAGTTGTACTATAGCTTACCAAGAGGAATAGAAAGTGTCAGCTTTATTGAGGATATAAGTAATGGGGCTAACACCCCTTATGATACTGTCCCTATAGAGTTTGAGAACAGGTATCAGTATGTGCTAGATAAGGTGGCGACTTACGATAGTAGGAGATACACCATACAGCGTAATAAGCTCATTATGCCCTCTAAAGATAATAGTGGGACTCTAAGAGTTTGGTACTCCTTCATACCGAAGAGGCTACTTTATTTTACAGCTTCCAGCTCTAATGATAATACAGTAGTTAGTCCAGCTAGTGTAACAGTTGGGAGCCTAATAACTATTGACGACTACTATAATGGGATGTTCGTTATTACTGATAATGGCCAGTATAGGGAAGTAACAGATTTTGTTGGGAGCACAAGAACCTTTCTGGTAGATAGTGCCTGGGATAGTAATCCTGGGGCGACTACAGTTGTTAGCGTAATTCCTCCTATTTGGCCAAGATTCCAGGATTTAATCCATTTAGAGGCTGGTCGTAGTATGAGAGTCAGTTTGGATATGGATATTAATGAGATTAGTTACCAGATTAAAGAACGTTACGACGAGATGGAAGAGTGCTTACAACAGTATAGTAAGCAAGAAACTCAACACGTTAGAAAGATTGGGAGGTAGAAAGTGGATACTTCAGCTTATGAGAAAGAGATTATTGTTGGGGCTAAGATTGTTGGGAGGGAAAAGGTTATTCCTACAGGTAATGATTTTAATGTACTACCTACTGACCCAAGATTGGAGAAGTTAGGAATTGAACCGGCCAGCCTATTGGGGGGTAACGGTATTACTGAGAGCGAAATAAATAGGAGAATGCTCATCCTTGAGATGAGGGAAAAGGCTAAGGAGGAAATAGTTTTTCATAGTGGATCTGGGAAGGTAGTAGAACCTAAGGTTGTGACTAAAGTAACTTCTAAAAAGCTCAATATTGTTTCCACTAATAATGATACAGTTGAGAACTAATATGGTTCCTACCAAAAGTATAAGGGTTCCCCCTTTAAGAGGGGGAGCCAATTATAATAAGAACAGTCTTAGTCTGTTACCTGATCAGGCGGGTGTCCTAAGAAACTGTCACCTAGATAGTGATGGGTTTGCAAGTACTAGGAGAGGCTTAAGGAAGCTGAATGCAACTAGTCTCGGTGGCCCAATAGAGTCCATCTACCAGTTTGTTAGACCAAATGGTTCCGGAGTAACAAGGACTGTCCTAGTAAGTACGGATGAGAAGTGGTTTTACTGGGATGAATCAAGTGATACCTTTATAGAATTTGCTGACATAAACAGTAAGGATAGACCTAGTTTGGCTACCTTCCAGGATGGGACTGGGAAAACATTTTGCTTTCTAGCTAATGGGACGGACTTCATAAAGTATGATGGAACCACAGTAGATAGAGCCACCTCGGTATTCAGGTCTAATAGCAATCCTAGATACCTTATGGTTTATGATAATAGGTTGATGGCAACCGGTTGTGATTTAGACCCCTTTATTGTGTTCGCCTCTGATCTGTTGGACGGAACAACCTGGGGGGCTAGCTCTTATTTTTCTTTCTCTAATGATAACGACAGAGAAAGGATTATGGGATTAGGAAAATTTAATGACTTCCTTACCGTTGTTAAAACCACCAGTGTGCATATCCTAACCGAGGGGGACCCAGCCAGTGATACTGTAGAACAAATAATGGTGCATGATAAGAATGGGACAACAAGTCACTGGAGTATCGTAACAGCTGGGAATAATATCTTCTTTAGCGATGCCTCCGGGGTTTATAGGGGACAGTTACGGGCTGCTGTAGAAAATGGTATGGTGGTAAAAAAGATTAGCGATAATATTGAGGCTAAGTACCTTAATGGGTTTGAATACAATAGACTAAGTGGTATTTATTTGGTAGAAAAGGATGAGATTTTCTGGGGGTTTAGGGACAACCTAAGTGATAGGTATGATAAGGGGTTGGTGTTTAACAAGGGGTTAAGCATCTTCGATACGGGGTTAGAAAGTAATGATAGACCAATATGGTCGGGAGTATGGGATGGGAATGGGTTTAGAAGCTATACGGTAGGAAGTGTTTTGGATAGTAACAATAAGCAACAAATATGGTTTGGTGACGAAGACGGGTATGTGTATGTAATGGAAGATACACAATTTAATGATGACAGTAACTATATTGTTACTGAAATTGGGTTGGCTCCATTCTATCCAGCTGGTCTAGCTAATAGGAAAAGATTTAATAGTTTTTATCCCCTTGTTTTTATGAACCACAACGAGAGTGTGAAAATCGACTGGGTGATAGATTCTTCTTATAGGAGTCCCTCAGTAAGTGTTACGATGGAACTAGAAGGGAATATCCCTTATTGGAATGATGCACTATCAATTGACCGTACCCAGAAATGGGGTAATACTATTTTTAAAGACCAACCCATGATACCTGTAGCAATAGATGTTAATGACACAGGTAGTTTTATACAATTCTTTATAAAATGTGCTGGGACTAATAGTAAGGATGATATAGTCTATGGTGGGGCTGAATTATATTACCAGGTATTAAATAGAAGGAGATAAGAATGCCAGCAAGTACACTTGCAATGGGGGCTTTAACCACTCTTGTTGATGATACAGTTAATGCAGTAGCAGCATTAAATAGTAATAACACAACTATTAGGAATGCCTTCAATAGTTCTCTTGAAACAAGTAGTGGGCATTACCATGATGGGGTAGATAGTAGATTACCTTATGGTGGAATAACAGGGTTTACTACAGAGGATATGTTCCTTAGTATACTTTGTGGTGCTTTCAGGAAGGGAGGATTCTAAGATGGCTGTTGAGTTTGACTGGCTTAATGATAATAATCTGCTTATCAGTAATGTGACTGAAGTTATTTATGCTAATCCAGCAGCTACTAAGACATTTATTTATGCTATATCTTTGCATAACACACACTCTAGTGCTGTTGAGGTTACCCTTTATAAAGTCCCCGACAATGCCGCAGCAGTAGGAACAGCAGCAGCTGGGAATCAAATATTTAAAAGGAGTCTTGCAGCCTATGAGACCTTTCCGCTCAATGATGTAACTCACATATTGGGTGACACCAATGATAGTCTCCAGGCTGTTGCGGATGTAGATGCAAAGGTTACGATTAATTTAGACGGGGCGAAGCAGACCTAATAAGGTATACTTTTTATTTTGTAAAAAGTTATATATAAATGGGAGATATTTATAATGAGTATAGGTACTAAGAATCTGGAAGCCAATATTAGGGGGACAGACAGTGATGACCTTAAGATAATTGGTGACCAGCTTACTGTTATTGATGCCCTTCATGATGTTCCGACTGCTGATGTTGCTACTAATACCACAGTTAGGGATGTGGTAGGGAATAAGACTGATGCCGCCGTAAGTGTAGTTGGAACAACTAAGACTATCATAGCTTATATAAAGAGTCTTGTACAAAGATTAGATCAACAAAGAATTGGGGTTATTGCTTCTGATATTAATTATGAAAATGATACCTTTGAAGATGTGGTAAATATTACTGATAAAGGAATGTTGAAGAGTGTTCTTTCTATTCTAAATACTGATTCATCTGTTATTCAAACGGGAACGATTCAAATAACAATTGATGGCGGTTCTCCATTTGGTTTTAGTTATAACGCTCAAAACTTAAATGATAATGGGGCTACCCAAAAGTTTACTGGCCAAGCCAATATGCATTTTGATTTTCCTTTCTCAACAAGTTTAAGAATACAACATAAGAGCTCCATATCAGGTGGGGTAATTACTACTACAGTCTCATACACAACAGATTAGGAGAATAATAATGGCTGAACATGTCTTAACACTAAACAATACTAAGGAAGTTGCTTATCAGAAATACCTAATTATTACTGATAAAACAGAAGAGAATGTTATAAATATGTTAGAGAAGTATCTTAATGAGAAGGTCGATGAAAAGATAGAAAATACCGCTATTAAGAAGTTTCAAGGTCTTACTACTCAGGATAAACTTGCTTTCTTAGAATAATTATAAGGAGTCTCATGAAGAAGATTCTTATATTTTTAATATTATTCCTATTATATGTGCCATTAGTATATGGTGCAGCAGGAGATATCCTTTCCGCCCGGATTGATAGTACTGGTTGGTTTATGACCATTACTATTGCTGGAGCCGATACTGGGGGAGTGTACGACTTTGAACTTGGGACAAACGGACATGACCCCACGAATGCCAAAGTCAAACTTACCGTGACTTCTCAGGGTTACGACTCCACCGGGACATTGGGGACGCGCACGCGAACCAGG